CCGCCCCTTTGCCAAAGGAGCCTTTTGGGGTGTGCGCTCTCGAGTGCCGTCCGAAAACGGAGAACGCTGGAATTCACCGCTCCCAAGCGCCCCCTTTTGAAAGGGGGGGCATGCGTTAGCATGCCGGGGGATTGCCTTATTACAGGCATTTTGTCAATCATGCCGGAGGATTGGCCGTGCAGCAGGGAAACCCAGGCGCAGAAGGCGCGCTTCAGGCTGGATTTTTATAGAACACACGAAACAGACGAATCAGGAGGAATGAAACATGAAATACATGAGCGACCGGGAGATCGACCGGCTTTCCGGCGCAGCGGGCAAACGCCTTGCGGCGGAGCCGAAGGTGGAGCTGATAATCGCGCCCACGGACGACGGGCAGAACGCGCCCTGGGAGGGCGGGCTCAACGGCTACTTCTTCCGCATCCCACGCGGCGTACCCGTGCAGGTGCCGGAAAGCCTCGCAAGGCTCATCCAGGAAAACGAGCGGATCGCGGAGCTTTCCCGCGAGCGGGTGCGTGAATACAGCGCGGGGCGCGGCAAGCGCCTTGGGCCGTGAGGGGGACGCGCTATGACGCTCAACGACATCATTGTATCCGCGCTCGCGCAGCTCGACCGTGGGCACGACGCGCAGACGCTCGACACCTGGCGCGAGAAGCTCACGCGCTTTGCCAACGAGGCCGTGCTGGACCTTTCGGCGGCGTATTGCCCCCGCAGGACAGAGGAGTTCACTTTGGAAGGGAAACTCCTCGACACGCGTAAGCTCTCCCGCCCCTGCATCCGCGTACATGGCGTGAAGCGCCTCGGGCGATACATGACCTTCCATGAAACGGGGGATTCCGGCGTGCTCTGCGTGCCGGGCGCGGCGGCGGACAGCGCCGTTCAGGTGAACTACCGCTTCGCGCCGCCCACGCTTTCCAACACCACGGACGTGCCGGAACTGCCGGACTGGTGCCACGGGCTCATCGTGTGCTACGTGGTAGGGCGCGAACGGGCAAGCGGCGAAGTGGGCGTGCAGCGCGGCGGCAACATCTACTTCCAGATGTACGAGGCGGGCAAAGCCAAGCTGCGGCCCCACATGGGCGGCGCGGACAGCTACCGCATCCTGAACAGGTGGTGAGCGCATGGGCAGGAAGGCTTACCGCATCGATGAGTTCTACGGCATCGACCAATCGAAAAACGAGAACGCCATCGCCGCAGGCATGAGCGCAGACGCCTGCAACATGGACACGGAGGACGGCAGCCTCGCCGTCGCCAAAGGGTATGTGAGGCACATCGAAGCGCCCGTTCCGGGCGTGGAGAAGCTGCACAGGCTGTACGTTCACCAGCGGCAGGACGGCGCGCAGTTTATCGCTATCGCAGGGGATGTGATCTATGCGTACAAGGACGGCGCATGGAATGCCGTTTATACCTATGCCCCCGCACTGACGCAGCACCGCTTCGATTTCGCGGAGGCGCGGATCGACAGCACGGACTGCCTCATCATCGGCTGCGGGGAGGCGCAGCTCGTGAAATACGACGGCGTATCGGCTTCCCCGTTCGGCAGCGAGGCACAGCTTTCAAACGTGAAAGTGCTCTACCTCGCCATGTACCGCAACCGCCTGTTTTCCGCGGGCGACCCGGAGCACCCGAACCGGCTCTATTGGTCCCAACTGCCTGGAAGCGGCCGCAGCATCGAGGACTGGGGGACGGTGGAAGCCTCCCCGAACGTGGAGGGCGGCCACACCGAGGTGGGCGACACGGGCGGCGATCCGATCATCGGCCTGGCGGCGCTTTCCAACCAGCTTTTGATCTTCAAACGGCACAGCATCTACCGCCTCCTGGGCGACCGGCCCGGAAACTACATCGTGGAGGAGGTGGAGGCGCGCGGCGAGCGGCCCGCGCATACGGCGATCGTCCCCTCGGGCGACGCGCTGTACTACCTCACGGGCGGCGGCCTCTGTTGCTTCAACGGCGTGAGCGCGGAGCCCATGCCGGACGCGCGGCGCATCCGCAGGGTGCTCGCAGGGGCGGCCGCCGCGGATTCGCGCGGCGCGCTCTGCCGGGACAAGCTGTACTTTACGATCGACGAGGGCGGGAACTGTGCGCTCGTGGAATACGACCTTGTGCGCTGCACCTATATGCTGCGGCGCGGCTTTGCGGCAGGCGACCTCTGCGCTCGGGGCGGCGTATTGTATCTGACCGACGGCGCGCGGCGCGTCTGCCGCTTCGGGGAAGGAACCTCCTACGACGGCGCGCCCATCGAGGCTTGGTGGCAGACGCCGCTGACCGACCTGCACGACAAGGGCTGCGTAAAAAGCATCCGCGAGCTTTACTTGCGTGGCAGCAGCGACCTGCCGGATTCGGTGATCCTCATGGACATGACCATCGACAACCACACGGCCACTCATCGCATGCGCGTGCCGGACACGCGCGCGACCGTGCTCGAAGTGCCGCTGCTCAACGAAGGGCGCACGTTTTCCATGCGCTTTTACAACGAGGCGGGCGGCCGATTCGTGCTGGAGGCGGGCGCGGAGCTGCTGTTTGACGAACGGAGGAGGACGGAATAATGGCACTTGATATGCGCGCGCTCTATTATATCGCCCTGCCCGCCGGGGCGGAGCGGGAGGCGAACCGGCAGGCCTATACGGAGCGCATAAAAGCGAACGAAAACTGCCTGAACCAAAACTTTACGATTTTGAGCCAGAAGATCGCGGAGCTGGAAGCCCGGCTCGCGGCGCTCGAAACCAACCAATGAATGGAGGAAATCAAACATGGCAAGTTATTCTTTGGCGGGCTATACCCCGCCCGCCGGCGTGGACAGCCGGCAAAAGGTGAAGGAATACCAGACGCGGCTCGGCGTAACGGCGGACGGGATCTGGGGGCCGAAGACCCAGGCGGCTTACGAGGCCACAACGGTGCGCAATGCAAACGCCTGGAGCGCGCCGGCAAGCATTTACGGCGGATATTACGACCAGGCGCTTTCGATGCTGTCCGTACCCGCGGTGCAGGTCAGCACGCCTTCGCGCGCGCAGATCCAGGCGGATGCGGAAGCCTCCCTGCGCCCGGCAACGGATCAGGCCATCGAGGCGCGGCGCGCGCGGGGAGAAACGAACATGGCGGAGTTGGACGCGGACGCGGCTTCCCGCGGGATGGGGGCTTCCACCTATGTGACCTCTGTAAAGGGGCGCGAGATGGCCAACACGGAACGGGATGTGGCGATGCTGGAATCCAACTACGCAGCCGCTCTTTCCGAGCGGGTAGCGTCCTACCTGCAATATTACGCCAACCTGGATTTACAGGCGCAGATGCAGAACGCGCAGATGCGCTACAACGCGCAAAACGCGGCGGCGAGCCTTGCCGCGCAATGGTACGCGGCATACCAGAGCGCAAACGCGGCAAGCGGCGCCGCCACGGTGAAGCGCCGTGCAGGCAGCGCCGCGGACGACGCTTATTTCACCATGACCCCGGCGGAATACGAGAGCTTTGTGCTGCGTATGCGCGAAGGGGAGCGCCGGCAGCTGTTTTCCTCCGACGCGGCGCAATGGAAGGAAAGCCGGGAGGAGCTTTACAACGCGCTCGGCGCGGCGGGCTATGCGGCGCTCGAAGCGAAAGCCAACCCCAAGCGCGGCGGGATAGGAGGCAGCGGCATATGGACGGCGCAGAAGTATTAAAACAATTTGAGATTGCGCTTGATATTAGCCGTTCGATTTCCAACCGGGAATTCACCGTGGTGGAAGGCGACACGGGAAATGTGCTGCACATTACCCTGACGGACGACGGCGTACCCGTGAACCTGGCCGGATGCCGGGTGCTCGCCATCTTCTCCAAGTCGACGGGGACCTCATCCCAAGACAGCGGCGTGGAGGAAGGCGGCGTCTTTATCGGCGGCTCCGCGATGAATGAGGTGACGATCACGCTGTTCAACACCTCGTTCGCACCGGGCATGGTAGAGTGCGAATTGCAGGTGTATTCCGGCGGGGCGCTCACTACGCTCGTGACGAGCGCGAAGTTTAACTTCACTTGCCGCCGCGGAATCCTGAACGACGAGACCGTGCAGGCAACGAGCGAATACCCGCTGCTGGTGACGCTGATGGCGCAGGCGGCGCAAGCTGTAGAAACCGCGGAAGCGGCGGCAGACGCGGCCTATGCGGCAGCCGCTGCGACGGGGCAGGCAGCGCATGCCGCCCGCCATGCCACAGGCGGGGAGGATCCTGTTTTCCCCGCTTCCATCGGCGCAGCGGCAACAAGCCATGCCCACGGCAGCTTGACCCACGACGGCAAGATCGGCACGGCGGCGAACAAGGCCGTGTACACCGGCACGGGCGGGACGCTGCAAGCGGGCACGCTGCCCGTCGCCGCAGGCGGCACAGGAGCGGCAACTGCGGCAGGGGCGCTCGCCGCACTCGGCGCGCAGCCCGCGCGGCTGACCTTCACGGAAAAGACCGTTGCTACAAGCGCATGGACGAGCGATGCGGCCTACGCGGACTACCCATACCGTGCGGCGGTGGCCTGCGCGGGGGTGACGGCGGAAGCCTTCGCGGATGTGGTGCTCTCTCCGGAGGATGCGGCGGGCGGGAACTTCGCGCCGGTGTGCGCGACCTACACGGGCGGCGTGTACCTCTACGCGAAAGCCGTGCCGGATGCGGCGCTGACGATCCCGACGATCATAATTTGGAGGTGATGGTATGGCGGATACACCGGTATTTGGCAACCCTGCCGGGCTGACCGGCAGGGTGAATGTGGGCGGAGGCGGAACAAACGAGCTGAGGAAAATAGAGGGGACGCTCCAACCCAACCTCGGCGTTTCAACCGTAACAATCACAGGCGTACCTTTCAAGCCGAAGTACTACTATATAGGCGGCTCCTATACATTCACTGACAGCGAACAATGCGGTTCCGTCGAGGAAGAACGGGGGCTTTGCCGCATACGATACACGGCGGGCGAGGATACGGGCGACAACGGAAACTACTATATCGATGCAAATACTGCGGAAGGCGATGAGTTCATAGGTGCGACATATGACGACGCCGGGACGCTTGTCGTGACGGTGAGCCCGCCGCTCCACCAGCCGAGACGGTACACGATATGGGGGTGACGGTATGGTCGGGAAAGTGAGGTCTGGAGGCGGGAGCGCAAAGCTGAAAAAGATAACGGGGACGTGGACGGGAGCATACACGGGGACGATGGTGATAACGGGCATTCCTTTCGAGCCAAAGGCTTACGCCGTCCAGTGTACCGGGGACCCGCCAGACGGCTACTCGCGCGGGCAGTGCAGCGGCCTTTTCGCGCAATCGTACTCATATAATTACAGCCGCGCCAAGCCATATGACGGATGGACTTACCGTGAAACAACGCCGCCGCGAGATGGGCTGTGGAACGCGACCTTTGCGAACGGCACGCTGACTATCACGTCGGCTGGCGGGGCGTTTGGGTATAGCAGCTATGCGAATAAGTTTAACTATGTGATTGTCGGATAGGAGGAAAAACGCATGTTTTTAAGACGCATCTTTTATGACGCTGCCACAGGCGATGTGAAATGTGGCTATACGATGGAAGGAGCGATTGCGCCGTTTACGCAGGAGCGGGACGCGGAAGTTCGCGGCCTGACGGGCTGCGGATGCATGGAGTGGGCGGAACCCGACCCTGCCATAGAAGCGGCGTTTGCGCCGGTGGACGCAGAGGGCGCCGCGCGGCTCGTGACAGTGACGGTGGACGTAAGCGGCGCAGAGCCGAAGCTTGTCTTTGCGTATGAGCCAATGCCGGAGCCGGGGACGAACGAGGCTGCCGACATGGCGGCGGCGCTGGCACTGCTGGGCGTAGTGCCGGAGGAGGGATAACGATGGGCAGATGGCTGGAAGCTGCGCGGCCGGTACGCGCGGCGATGGATACGGCGGGCGCGGCGCTTGATGATGCGGCGGCGAGCAGGGCAATCCCGCTCTACCCTACGCTCAAGGGCAACGGAGCACTGGTCAAGGCAGGCACGCGGATCAACTGGGGCGGGCAGCTCAAGCGTGCGGCGGTGGACTTATGGGACACGGCGGAGAACACGCCGGACGTTGCTCCTGCGCTTTGGGAGGACGTTGCCTACAAGGACGGCTACCGCATCATCCCGGAGGTGATCCCGGCGGGGCTGGCTTTCGCGGAGGGTGAGCTTGGCTGGTGGCAGGGGGAACTGTACAAGTCCCTGCTGGCGGCGAATGTGTATACGCCGGAACAGTATCCGGCGGGATGGGAGAAGGTATGAAGGGGGAAGAAAAATGACAAGAGCATTCGGCGCGATTCCAAGCGCATATGATCCACGCGACTACAGCGTGCGCATGACGGCGGGAGCATTGCCGCTCCCGTCTGCCTATATGGCACAGGATGCGGAAATCTACGATCAAGGCAAGATCGGCAACTGCGTAATGCAGGCGCTGTCCTCCGCGCCGCATGTGTATTATGGACGGCGCATGGGCGTGACGTTCGGCTATGGCCGCTGGCGTACGCATAGCACCTCCGGAATGCGGCCAGCCGAAGCCTGCAATGGCTTCGTCAAAGAGGGTATCCCGCCCATGGAGGTTGACAGCAAGCTCTACGAAGTGCCGGATGCGATCGACTATGCGGCCCAAAACGCCGCGCGCCTGCTTGCCGCCGCAAAGCCATATGTGGGCTGGACGTGGGCGCGCGTGCGGACGGTGGACGAGATCAAGGCCGTCGTGTATCAATCGGAACAGCGGCCCGGCACGCGCTGCATCGTATGCCTGCCGCATGCGATGATCCGGCAGGGATATTGGTATACCAAAGGGAATGCAACGGGGTATCACGAGATGGCGATCGTCGGCTGGGATGATACAAAGCAGGCGTTTCGCCTGCGCAATTCGTGGGGGGCGGATGGATCGATTACCGTACCAAAAGGCGGCTATCTATGGGTAGAATACGATGAAGTTTTTGCCTGCGACGATGTGATCGCGCTGTTTCCGCCCGAGAAGCAGGAGGAAGCGCCGGAGCCGATCATTGTGGCGCGGCGGACGCTGCGGCTGAAATCCAAGCCCCGCATGGAAGGGGAAGACGTGCGCGAGATGCAAACGCGGCTGACTGTGCATGGTGTTACCTGCGATGTTGACGGCGTATTTGGCCCGGCGACGGATACCGCCGTAAAGACGTTCCAGCGCGCGAAGAAACTTGTGGTGGATGGTATCTGCGGTGATAAGACCTGGGCGGCGCTGGACAAAGAGCCGGACGTGCAGCCTGCGCCGGAACCGTCTGAGCTCGAACAGGGGCTTGTGCGGCATTGCTATGAGCATATCGGCGACATCTATGTCTGGGGCGGCAACGGGCAGACGGAGATCTCCGCGGGCTGGATCCGGCGCATGGACACGAGCGAGAGCAACGCACAGCGGTCGATTAAGTTCTGGGAGAAGCAGAAGGCGGCCGGCATGACGGAGCTTGCGGCGTTCGACTGCTCGGGCCTGATCTCGCGCTACCTGCAGGACCTTGGGCTCGTAGCCAGCAAGCGCAACTGCAACCACCTGTGGGCCATGTGCGAGCCGGTCACGCGCGCAGAGCTGCGCGAGGGTGACCTGCTGTTCCGCGAGCGGGACGGGGGCATGCACCATGTAGGCATTTATGCCGGCCGGGGGCGCGTGATCGAAGCCAAGGGCCGCGATGACGGCGTGGTGATCCGCCCGATCGATGCGAGTGGCAGCGGGTATTGGAACAAATACGGGCGGCTGGAGGTGCTCAAATAATGAACATAGGATCATACCTTCTTGGCCTTGTGC